GAAAGTAATATACACAGTACGGCAGAGGTGGCGCTTCCTGTTCCGGGAAGGAATAATATGTCACAGGCATCTCAAGACCTGCAAGCATGTCAGCTATCTGTTGATGTGTCATCCTAACTGCTCCCATCCCTTTCCGAGGAGTGCTTCCATCTTTTGCTGAAAGATGTCTCCCACCTTGTCATTGATTGGTGCAATGTGAGGGTATGCTTTCGTGCGTCCACCGTTCCTGTTTGCGTGACCAAATTCAAGCAAGTGAGCCAGTCTGTAATGCTTCTTGTTGAACACAGTCACACCAATCATGTTGCCTGTTGTGGCGTTTCTAAACTGCCATGATTTGCGGTATTTCTTGCCCTTGAATGTTCCGGCTGTGTGCAGTTCATCAACCACCTCTTCAGCCGTCTCATTTACGGCTATTTCAACCGTTTTTATAAAATCGATTGAATAGTCTTGCAGAAACGCTCGCACCATGACTTGGAATTTAGAGCCATCAATGACTGAATGTGCTTTGATGTCACCCATTCGCATCACCCGCTTTGCGCTCAACGTACAGCTCAATCATTTCGTTTCGTGCCAGATACGTGCGATAGATCGTGTAGCGAATACCGTTAAACTCGCATATGCTTTCGCCATGATACTCTGGAGCAAACATGGTGAAGCGGTACTCTGGATTCAATCCATTCCGTCCACCTTCAAACCATTCTGACTGTGTTACGCTTCGGACATCGCAGTACACTGTGCGTCTCGTTTCTGTCTTACGCATAACGAGGAGCGCATCTTGTTCGTAGCTTTCCGCAATCAGTGTCAGTGTGTGGCTTCTGTCCATACGGTATACCCTGTAGCCATGCTCATTTGAGCTTTCTGCTCGTCATAGCTCGCCTTTAATCTTTCGTATTCTTCTGGAGTACCAAAATGCATTTTGCAATACGTGCATATCGCTCTGATAATCAGTGCATTAGTCAGAGGCTCGTCATGTTCTACACCTGCGATACCCAAATCAAGTATGCATGCATTGATGAGGTCAGTAAGCTCACTGTCAAATGCATCCTCTGTGATTCTCAATGCCAGTTTAACCTTGGCTAAAATCTCTTCCATAACTCACCTCTTCAATCAGCAAAAAAGCAGAGTTTATTTGCTCTGCTTCTTTGCCTTCTTTGCTTCTTTTTTCTCTGCCGGAATCTCCGTGATGTATCCCAACCGCTTCAACAGTTCAATTTCGCTGTCTTTGATATTAACAGTCTGACCTGCATGAATGGTGCATGTTACATCCTTAATGACTTTTACAATCATTCTGCTGAGATGACTGCAAAGCCATTCGGACGAACGAGATGAGCAGACATCATGACTTTACCGATAATACGGATCATATCCTGTGTAGCCATTGTGGTCTCATCAACGATGTAGCGGAATTCTTCGCCCTCCGGGAAGTTAGCGACCACACCATCAAGGTCACCAACAAGAATTGTGCCACCGTCTTCATCAAGCATGTTGTTGAACAGTACCTCAAGACCTTCAAACGGTTCATCGATTCTGCTCCCGGCTGTGGTGCGGATGCTCTTGATGTTTGCGTAGGTCTGCTTGCCCATGATAACTACAGGATTCGTAGCCTCATCAGACAGCTTAGCAAGACCTGCAAGCACTGCGTCACCATCAAGAGCGTGTGTCACTTTTGCAGACAGTGTAGAGTTGGCGATGTCCTGCAGAATCAGTGCTTCAGCAGTCTTGGCGAGCTGATGACCGAATTCATCATGCAGATAGTCCATAAAAGCCTGTCCCCGGAGAGCCATTACATTGTCTGATACAGAAATCCATTTCTTAATGTATTCGGCTACGAAATCAACTGTGCCGAGAACGAGCTGTTCTTCTGTCGGCTGTGCGCTACCTTCCGTGTGAACCACTGCACCAGTTGCGGAAGCTTCGTAATTTACTTTGTAATTGCCCTTGATGTAGACCTTTCTGACACGGCTCAGAATTGGCGACTTTTCCCAATCTGTCCAGATGTAATCGTCAAGGATTGTTGCAACAGAAACTGTGCCACCTGTTGCATTGGTGGTCAGCAGTGCTCTCTGCTCGGGAGTAGCTCTGCCTTTGATGCTTTCTGCCAGAGCGTCAAACAGCTCTGCCTTGCTTACTGTGTTGTCCATCTTATTTCTTTCCTCCACTGCGTCAATAGGCTTGACACTTGCCTCTGCCACTTTCTCAAGCAGATTCTTTTTGTTGACTGCTCTCGTCTCCAGTGCTGTACGCTGTTCAATCAGCTCATCTACCTCAGCGGTAAGAGCATCAATGTCAGCGTCTTCGGAGTTGAGCAGTCCATTGATTTCAGACATACGTGCTTCAATGTCTTCCATCTGCATGTCTTTAATTTCCATGCTTGCATACCTCCATCTTTATCCTCAACTGCAATGCCTTCCTTGCTCTCTCTCTGCGCTCCGCTTCCAGTCGCTCCGCTTTCTTCATTTCAATCACTCCGTTGAAATAATCACGGGCAGAGAGTCCAATTTCTGTATATGGATTCGCAGGAAAACTCACTGCGGAAATATCAAATACCTTTGCAATGCGGTCAATCACTCTTGTTCTTGTATCTTCCTCAAAATGGTCTTTAGACACTGTAAATGAGAAGCTCATCTGACTATAGTTGCCTACCTTAATGTCTTCCAACATCTCTCTTGAGGCTTCTGTGAGTCCAAGATTGGTGCGATGAGCAAGACCATGTGCGTCTGTCCATACCTGCACAGAGCCGTTTTTCGTCCGTGCCAGTACTCTCCCGGCATGGTCACGGAGAAAGACCACATCGCTCATGTCAGCATCGTCAAAAGCGTGTGGATCAATGCGCTCATAGTAGGTCTCGCCATCAATCTCTAACAGCGGATATGTGTCAAATGTTGATGCATAACCAGTGACAAAATCATCTCTATCCTGTTCAAATGTACCGAGATTTCTGTACTCTCTGTCTTCCTTAATTGGCATCGCTGTCTACTCCTTCCCTGGTAAATGTTCCATCTGAATTCATGAGGTAGTATTCGCCTCTGATTGTATAAGCCTGTCCCTGTCCGTCCGGCAGAGGTGGCAAATTCCAAATCTCACGAATCTCGTCCCTGTTCAGAATGCCTCTATCTGCCATCTGACTAGACACGTTGAGCTTCTCGGCTGTTGTCATGTACTGAAGCCTGTTTGATGTTGCCATCAGTCTTGCTCCGTTAGCCTGTTCTCTATCCGTAAACATTGCCTGTGTCATGGTCTCCGAAAACTGAATAGCAAACGGCTCTACCACACTCTCATAGAAGGCACTCCATGCATCACCATAGGCTTTGCTCTGGAGGATATCCTCATTGACTCCGAAATAGTTGTACACGTTCGTACGGATTTCTTGCATCTCAGCCTCCGGCACAGTATAGCTTTGCTGATTGAGCTGTTTTATGTCGGCATACGTGTTTGGAAATAACAGGATGCCACCGCCGTCATCTTGGAAATTCTGCTCGTTAAATCTGAGCCGTTCCTTTTTGATATCCTCGGCATTGCTGAAATTATTCAGCCGTGCGGAGAATCGGTATGTTGCTCCGTTCTTAACCGATTCCTCAATAGCCTCGTTATTGAGATGCTCCAATTTCATCGTAGGATCTAGAGCGTCATTTTTCTCACCGAAGAAATCAGACTTGTACTGATATTTTGTAATGACTGCACATGCGCTCAGATAGTCAGCTCCTCGCTGTCCGTTTGAGAATTCATAACGGAGGAATGGCACATCATCAATTTGCACAATGTCGCACTTTTTTGGAAGCACAGGAGTATAGCCAATGACGTTCATCAGCTCGTCATAGACAGGCACAATACACACTGTGTTATGCATGTCCAAAATTGTGGATGCTCTATACAGAAACTGTGACCATGTCTGCCATGAGTTTGGCTTGAGCTTGAGCTTTGTCTGTAGCGTAGGCTGAGCAGAGCCAAGAATCTGCACAGACAGCTTTGAAATATGCCTTGCTCTTGCATCGATTGCCGAACGTACAAGCGCACTTTCATACAGCTCGCCATTCCATGTACTAAAGTGAGGCTGATATGCAGTGAGCGTTTTGAAATAACCATCATTATGGTATGCTTGCATAACATTCGGTCTTTTAAATATCCAATCAAATAATCCCATTCGTCTCACCTCGTCTTATTCGCAAGCTGTTCGCCTATTTCTGAGTACCACTTCTGTCTGACTGTGATTGCGTCAAGGAGACTGGCTGTGCCGTCAATATGGCTGTTGTTGCTCAGCTTTACCAGTCTGCTCCTATTCGTCTCCACATCCGTCTTGAGTGCAGAGTCTAACAGATGAATCTTTAATAGATCGTTGTCACCAATGTCTATCTTTCCGTCTTTCAATAATCCTTCAAGCTCGCTAATGCATGGTGACAGATTAAAGCCTTGGTACACATCATCCATGTGGAATCCGTACTGCTTCATCTGGTTAGTCAAATAGAGGCTGTTGTATCGGTCATAGCCAATCTTTAAGGGAAGAATCTCATACCGCTCTACAAGCTCTGTAAACCATCTGTAGCAGTCATTGTAGTCAACTACGTTCTCCCCGGATGGAGTAAGAAAGCCTCTTTGCACATAGGCTTTGTACGGTACTCCATCTCTGGCTGTTGCCTCATCAATCTTCTCAGAAGGCAGAAAGAACTGCGAGAAGACATAGAGCTTCTCATTCTTTTCGATGACCACACAGCATGAGGTCAAATCCGTTGAACGGCTGAGGTCTATGCCTCCGATGCAGTAACAGCCTCGGTAATCATCAAGCCGGAGAGCCTCGCCACAGCACTTGCTGACAGTCTGTGCAGACAACCAAGCTGTGGAGCTGTTTTGCTTCATGCATGCGTATTTCGTTAGAAACTCCGCTTTCTTTGACAGGCTACCTTCGGCAATTGCAATTTCTTCCAAAAGATAATCAACAGATACGGAGACACCTAGATTAGGATTGCTCTTTTTCAGCTCGTTTATGTCATTCCACTTCTCCGCATCATCAATCATGTAGAGAAATGGCAATAGTCTTTTTTCTTTGCTCTCGCCTAACAGGAAACGTGTAGCTCGCTTTACAAGCTCGTCATAGATTCCATCATTCACATAGCCGGAGGTGGTAATGCTCAAAATCAGAGGCTGTGTTCTAGCTCCTACGGCTGACTTCATGACTTCGTACTGTTTGAGACCTTGGTCACCAGTCCATGAGGCAATTTCATCGCAGACCACCAGTGACGGATTGAAGCCATCGCTCTTCTTCGCATTAAAAGCTATCTTCTTGACGGAGCTGTTTGTCTTCTGTACGTAGATGTCTGACTTTCTGTGCTTGCTATCTTTCTCAAGCTCCTTGTCCATGCTGATGCTTGCCCAAATATCGTTATAAACAATATCGGCTTGGTCTAGCTTCGGAGCTACGCAGAATATCCTTGCTCCGTATTCTCCGTCATTGTACAGAGCGTTTTCTGCAATGGCTGTAGCCAGTTTGCTCTTGCCCTGTTTCCGGGAAAGCACGCACAGCACCTCACGAAACTGCCTGTTATCATGCGCATCAACGATACCGAACACGCATGCAAGCATCGCCTTTTGCCACAGCTCCAGTTTCAGCTTGTTTGGAGCTAATCTGCCTTCAGTATGATGCACATGATTCTCAATAAACGAGATAACACTATGCGCTTTCTTGGCATCGTAGCGAAAAGCACCGCTCTGGAGTCCGTTGACGATGTATTCATACACGGATTTAATCCATTTTCCGACTGTCTGCCGACCATCTTTGATTTGCTGATAGTAAGTCAGAATATAATCGTCCATATCTCTCCATTCATGCATGATTACTGGTAAATCCGACCTGCTCCGTCTAAGAGAGAGGAATTCTGATG